GGCCTTACATTATGGCTCAAACGTAACGATCTCGTCGTAAAAGCCATCTCAGGCGGACTTCTTGCAGGACTCGTGTATAACTACTTTCCAGTGGGGTAGGCATTGCTCTTGGGCGGCTATTGCACTACTATGTAATAATATTATTATATTAATAGAGGCCGCCTCACGATGCACGACGCTATACTTAGGATCACCCAGCTACAAATCAACCTCAGCGCAGAAATCACTCGAGAAGTGGAACACGGCGCAACGCTCAAAGAAACCCACGAGGCTATCGCCGAAACAATCACGGATGTCCTACACACCCCAGTATCAGCGGGATGGGTGTCGGGCTTCGCAAGGAATACCCCACGGTCATTGGCCCACGCTTCAATATCTAGAGTAATGGCGGTCGAGAAACTGCTCGCGGATCACGTGCTTATATGGGGAAACGCGGCTCGGGGAACATATTAAACACGATACACGTATATAGGAGCTGAGTTTGAACTCGACAAGTAGGCCTTTCATTTGTCCGTAACCAGTGTAACGGTGTAACTTCGGTAGTAGATCCCTGTGTATATAGGGTTCTCAGAGGTAACACAAGTTAGAAACATAAATGTAACGTAACTATCAAATATGTAACCTTAAATCAAAAAGTGCGTTAAGGGGGTCTGGGATTTTTTTTCTTAGAAAAATATTTCTGGAGCTGTATATACAGATACCCGTTTTTAGAGCAAACTAACGCTAAATCACTAGGAAAGTAATATGAAAGCTAGAACCAGCGGCCCTACCGCTAAAACAGTCCCTGCTGTCGTTAAAAAGAAAGCAGGCCGACCCCGCTCTACTAAAGCCCAACCTCTGACCCGCAGGCAAGAACTGTTTGTGAAAGAGCTGGTGTCCAAAGACGGACAGATCACTATGCGAGAAGCCGCCATCAATGCGGGCTACCCCGTTAGCTCTGCCCACACTAGAGCTTATGAACTAACCAACCAACACATGAGCCCACATGTTGTCTTCGCTATTCAATCCTATCGCCAAGAGCTGGATGAAAAGTTTGGCGTCACCTATCAGCGTCACCTGCGGGATCTGCAATCCATTCGAGACTTAGCTCTGACTAATGGCGCGTACTCTGCCGCAGTCCAAGCCGAGTATCGTAGAGGACAGGCCCAAGGTGACATCTACGTTAGCAAAAGTGAAATCAGAACAGGCAGCATCGATTCCATGAGCAAGGATGAGGTGATGTTAGCTCTAAAGGAGATTAAACAATCTTATGCCCCGATTACTATCGACGTTACTCCCGAAGGAGAAAGCAATACCAGCAACCGCAACAAAGCGCGAAGCCGACTTATGGAGACTGATGAAAGCGGGGATATCGAAGCATCCTCGGAGTTGGAAGACGACTCGGATTGAAACGTGGGCAATGCCGGGCATCCCCGATGTTCTGACGTGCGATGACCAAGGTCAATTCCATTTTATTGAACTCAAGGCCACCACAGGTAATGTTGTGGACCTACGCCCTCATCAAGTCGCTTGGCTGACTAACTATGGTCATGCCAGTGTCTGGGTCTTGGTTCGCAAGGTAGCCACTAAGTTAAAGCCCCAAAAGATCTACCTCTACCACGGTAGGGAAGCAATGGATCTAAAGATGGATGGACTCAGTGTCCCACCACTTTATTATGCTGAAGGTGATTTTGATTGGGAGGCTATATTGGACTTGATCTCTCCCAGATAATCGCATATAGTTGTATAAGTCGGTGGGCTTGCCGACATAACTATTGGAGAAATGTATGAGATTAGAATCAACTAAAACCGAAATGCGCTGTGTCGAATGCGATTCGATTGAAGTCTATGCCACTACTAACCTTTATTGGAATGGCAAGGGTTGGGAGCTGCCGCTGGATCATGCCGTTTGGACGTACTGCCCCTTATGTGGCGACTCCGTTAATGCCTACGAAAAAACTAAACCTAGTGAGGTGGCGGCATGAATACTTACCCAAACAATAACGTAACGCTGGGAATGGATAGCCGTGTTGCCGACCACATCTACGAAGTAATGATTGATAACGGTGTGGACTCTTGCGATTCATGCGACTATTTTTTCTTTACCCGAGAACTGGTGGACTATCGCCACCCTGATGGTGACCTGCACCACCATTGCCCCACCTGTGCTAGTGAGCACATCTTTAACCCACAGGCTGAACTAACACTGGAGAAAATGTAATATGTTTTTATTGGAATGGCTTATGAGGTTTCTTTACGGTAAGGAAGGCGCTGACGATATTATGAGGTCGCCCATGCCGCCTCCGACAAAGAGTCGTAAAAGGCCTAGAAGGCAACGCCGTAAGTAATGCACTGGCCCACACTATAGTGGGCTTTTTTATGTCTGTTTACTTTGTTAAACAAAACGAGTAGTATTCGGGTATCGGTGGGCAAGCCGATCAATTTAACTACTGGAGTAAGCGTTATGAAAATCATGATTGTAGGTAATAAGCGTAAAGACGGGAAGTACAAGGTTAAGTATTATTATGAAGGCGCACCCAATATGTTTGGCGGTCGTGATCACGGCAAGTGCTTTACGGTGTTAGATACGCCTGAAACTATTCACGCTACTCTAAAGCGTGACGGTCTAGAGTCTGCCGAAAATATGGAACAATTCTATGCGTTAGAGGGGGAGGCGTCATGAGTAAAATCAACTCCCAACGAATGCGCGAGGGCAAGGTTGAAACCATCAATTCGTTTTACCTTAGCCTGCTGCATAAGGATAGTATGATCCTGTCCTGCATTGATGCGCTTGATATCCTGTCACTTGATGATTGGCAGCGTGTTAACGCGATGTATGGTGAGGAAACAGGCCAACCTGATGGCGAGGAGTACGGCGTATGATTACTTTAACGCGAGCGCAGCAAGTGGCCCTATGGATTAAGTGGAACCAAAACGATCAAGGCCTGACCTATCGACAGTTCCGTAAAACCGTATCACCTGAGATCTGCAGCGATGCAGTGATGGTTCAATGGTCTGGCATGTGGCTAGGAATTGAAACCGATGGTTATACCCACAGCTAACAATTAATTACTGGAGTACTATTATGCAAGTTATCAATCAAAATAAGTTTACCGATCAGGCGATAGGCGATCTAGTATTAGACCGCGTGTTAAACCCTACTAATCACCCTGTATTAAACAAGTCCAGACCTATGGATTTAATGCAAGCTTGCGGGATTGTGCCCGATATTTTTGCTGACGCGTGTATTGTGTCAGATACGCCACTAGTGGTGGCGCTGCCCCACTTCAAGGCTGACTCAACTAAACTGGATGCGGTGTCGGGAGTTATGGATAGCATCTATGGCTGTGGCGGTTTTGGGGCGCACCCGTGGGATGGTGAGGTTTTACCCGATGGTCACTATCGATCTAGCAAACAAAGCGACCCTGACGATATCGAGGCGGACTTGCCACCACTAGCCAAATTCACCTATGTTGCCAGCGGTATCGAATGCTTTGTATATGAGTACAGCATTATTTCTATCCGCGACAGTTCGAGCGGTCAAACTAAAGTTGCTCGGTTTGATTAGCGCATCCCTTTAAAACTAGCCCGTCTTGTGCGGGCTTTTTTATGGGCGTCATCTTATTTGTGTTAAGTCTACAAAACGAGTAGAATCTAGGTGTCGGCGGGCAATGCTGGCCTAACTAATTTTGGAGTAATTATTATGAAGTACATTAATACAGATGATCAGGCGGGAAATATGCACTGGGAGCTGCGCGATGCGAGCGGTCAACCTGTGGCAGTTGGTTCTATTCAGGAATCTAAAGCTGATGAGCCTAGGCATTTTAAAATTGATGGTGGTACGCCACCACATAAGCCTAGCAGCTCAGGCAAGGTGTACGGCAGCTGGTTTAAAGGTAATGGTATCGATGGATCTACCAGTGAATACTACCCACAGGTGTTCAATTTAAAATGGCACGACCTGCAGGCAAAACCTGCTGCAGAAAAACCTGCAGAAAAAACCGAGTCACCTAGTGGCGCTTTAATAGGTGTTGTTATTCAATCAATGGTTAATGATGCGGTAAAGTCCCAATTGGCCCAAAATATGGAGTCGATTGTTGCCGCCACTATTGAGTCGTTTGAGTCGACACTATCCTACTATGTTAAAAAAGTGGATTTTCAGGCCGCGATTGATACCATAGATGAGGAGTCGAACGCCTACCTACTAGCTGACGAGCACGACTACGTTGAGTCGACTGATTTGGTGGATACCATAAACGAGGAAATAGATAGTAATTCGTTTATGTCTGAAGG